GTTTGATTTCTACCAATTCGGCACGGCGGCCACTGGCATTTTGGTAAACTACAAAGAAGTCTGGTACGTAAAATGTATCTTTACCTGTAAACGGATTTCTGTAAGGGATGCGTACATTTTCACTTGCCCAACTTACTACACTGGGATGGTTATCGCAAAATCGCATAAATGTCAATTCCCAACCACTACGATACTTTGGTGTGCCATTGCCCACATACTTTTCAGGATTTATTACAGTATAGTTTCCTTGCTGAAAGTTGTTTGCCATTATAATTCTCGCTTGATAACAGGAGCAATAGTATTTCCGGTGTCTAAGCGATATCGAATAGTTTCTGGCAGTGTCAAGTTTATGTAATCCAACACTTCCTGGCTGACATCTAGCTTTCCGGAAGCGGTTGCAGTATCAACAAACTTTTTAAAGTCAACATTAATTTGCTGAGTTATCTTCCAAAAAGAGATAACAATATTTTCAGCAGGGGTTCTACCAAGCCCTAACGCAATCATCTTTTGCACCGCTTTATCAAACTCCACTTGTGGTATTGCTTTATAGTCCATAATTAAAAGTTCGTTTCTTTCTTAGCTTGCTTGTTTGCAATATCTGTCCCTCTACTATCGTTTGCTTTCTGATTTATAATAGTAGTACCTTCTCTTACAGGTGGCGGAGCCGGTTCTCTCTTTTGAAGATTTTGCTTGTCAGCATATACGCCATTATCAACAGAACGAGTCTGCGAAGAGTATCGTGGTGCAGATTTCAATGCCGACAGTTCTGCCATTTCTCTTGCCGACTCTTGAGATTGTAAACTACTAGTACGCGGAGGATTTTTTTCCAAAGCAGCAAGATATGCCTTTTTGTATTCAGGATTCATGCCACGATCGTTTTTCACATTTGCAGCTTCTTGTTTAGTAAATTCGGCGTTGGCCACATCAAGTTTCTTTTGGCGTTGAATTTGTTCAGGTGTCTTTGTCACAGACTCTGGTTGTCTATTTGTAGTTGCAGGTGCAGGTGTACCTGTACTAGGTGAATATGATTGGCCGGTGACATTGCCCATTGCATCATACGTAACTTCTGACGTGCCTTTTGGCCAAGAAACTGTGCTTGGAGATTTTTGAGCGCTTGCGCGAGCGCGAGCTGATTGTTTTGTTAAATTTGGATTACCAAATGCTGCGCCGCCTGCTGTTACTCCGCCGCCGGCCTTTTCCCAGTTGCTCAAATCTAATCGTCTTGGATCTGTTTTAGCAAACTCTGAACTGCGGCCGCCACGTTCAATTTCTTTGAGTGCATCTGCTTTTGGTGGCTTTGTAATTGGCTTGGGTGGCTTGGGTGGCTTAGGCAACGGTGCAATACCAGTCTTTACTTTTGGAGTAGGACCTTTAAATTCTAGATCTTTGACTCCAGAAATTTCCAAGTCTTCGTAACGAACTGTAATAGTCCATAGAATAACATCACTTGCAGAGTAATCAAGTGAGTCGTGTTGTGCATCAGTAATGAAAGCGTTGGTCAATGTATAAACTTTATCGCTTGCACCTTCGCCTGATAAATCTTTCATTGTAATTTCAATTGTCAATGGAGCGAACTCGGCTTTCTTGCTGCTGTCGCTACCATCAAATTGATCCTTTACATATTTCCAAATCAAACGTTCTGCTGTCCCGTTTACCTGGTCATAAAAGCTCATAGTAATCGGTTCGTAATTGAGTTTAGTTTGTACAATTGTTTTATGATTGTATGCATTGATCACTTGCGTTTCAGCTGTCCATCGTGGCAATTCACATGTCTTGGCAACTAGTACAGGAGCACTATCTAAACTGTCATCACCTATTTTGATAGACCACGCATACTTTAGAAAAAGATATCCATCGCCCATTGGACTATTATCCGGACCAGGGCCGTGGGAATCTCGTCCGTTTAAAATTTTATTTTTTGCTAAATTGCTAAATGTCATTTATAAAATAGATAAAGGGCGATTTCTCGCCCTTTATCATTCTCCTAGTAGGGCAAGCATTTCTGCTTACCTTTACTTATCACTTTAAGTTAAAGCTCTAGTTAAGCCCCGTTATTAGATGCTGGGTCAGATGCTTCACCTAAGCCGCCTTCTAACATTGGCTGGCCTGGGGAATCAGATCCGCCTACGTCGTGGTGGTTAGCGTTATCGTACTTGATAGCAATAGTAATCTGTAAAGGATCACTTGTTGCATAGTTGTTTTCGCCGTAGTTTACGTTTTGAACGTAGCAACCACCCAAATGCCATGCGTCTAATACAACTGGACCATCGGAATTACCATCCAAGTTTTCAATCCACATGTCGAACTTGTAACCACTACCAGACTTGGTCGAGCTTTGGTTAGCATGATCTACTTGTTTTTGCATTTGAGCTGCAATAGTCTTTGCAACTTTGCCAGTAACGTCATCACGAACTGTTACTGTAATCGGATCCCAAGTGTGCTTACCAGCTAAGTTGATACGTGAGTTGTACACCTCAACAACAATGTCGTCGTGTGTTAGACTTGGACGGCTTGCGCTGATAACTTGACTTGTAAGTTGTAAGTTCTCGCCGTTGCCGAATGTATTAAACGTAACACGGAAACGATATGCTAGTTTTGGTTGCACTAGAACGCCCTGTTCGCCACCTGGTACGTTAAATTTATCTAAATTGACTGCCATTTTTCAGTTCTCCTTAGTGTTATTTAGTACCGCCGGCAATCGCGCCAGTGTTTACAACTCGTACAGGGATATAGATGAATTCAGCAGCTTTAACTGGCTCAATTGCAATATCAATGTACAACTCGTTTCGATCAATTCGACTTGGAGTGTTGTTTGTGTCATCGCATACAACCAAGAAGTCATATACTGCACGTTTTGTGAACAAGTCTTGCAAGAAGCCATTGAACACTGCTGCTACGCGGTCACGAGTGCGCTTGTCGTTTGGTTCAAAGATGAACGGACGAGCAATGATATCAAAACGCTCACGCAAGTAGCATAGTAAACGACCTACGTTTACGCGGTCAAGTGCTGAATCAGCTGGGTACAATGTCTTCTGACCCCAAATGTATAAACCTTGTCCTGGGAAGTTGACCAATGGGTTAATCTTCTTTTCGTATAGCGCATCACGTTGACCTTGGTTCAATGCCAATGGAACGAATTCGTTTTCAGCATTAACTGTACCCAAGTTACTGATACCACTTAGAGCACCACGTGTCAAACCTGCTGGAGCAAACCATGGATATGAAACTTGGTCGTTGTAAGCAATACCACGCAAGACTGCATGACTTGCAGGAACTGCAACATCGTTACCGTCCAAGTCAGTTGACAAACCGCTTGGGTAATAAATCGCTGCACTACCAGTACGTGTAACCAAACCGTCGATGCCGTTGGTACCAGCTGATGCACCTAGTGACCAGTTAACAACATCAGTAGTCTTGTTAGACAACTTCAATGGAGTATCTGCAATAACAAATGCAGTTTCCTTACGATCGTAGTTTAATGTGACCATTTCGTCGATACACTCAACGTAAGCAGGAGTTGCAATAACGTTGAACGTCAATGTTTCTGCACGAAGCATATCATTGTCTGCCAATGCTTCTTGTAAACGCTTGACAACTACGCGGCGTTGTGCCTTGTCAAACATGTATGGAGCGCCGGCTTTAGGACCGCTATCTGTGTTACCAGATTCAGTTTGCCAGTGGCCTGCTGCTGCATTGTACTTCTTAACGTTACCGGAACTTACTGCACTGTTCCATAAGATCATGCCATCTGGGTAATAAGCTGGGTTAGGAGCTTGGTCGTCCATTGGAGTTGCGCCGCCTTCGACACCAGAATTGTCACCTGCTGTTGCTGTCAAGTCAACGAACAAAGCGCCATCAGGAGTAGTTTGGTCTGCATTGTCTTTTTGGATCCATTCGCTACCGTTGAATACTTTGATAACTGGATAGTTAGCCATGTCATTAGTATCAATCCAAACATCACCATTGCTTGGCTCTGCTGGCTCTTCAGTATTGACATCAATTTGATTTGCTGGAAGCCATGTTGGTGTGCCGTCAACTGTTTCTTTAACATAAATGTCAACGTTATCGCCTGCATCATACCATAACTTACCATCAGGAGTTGCACCTACTGGGGCTGTAGTTGTAGCTGATGGAGTGATGCTTGCCCATGCTGCGCCATCATAACGCTTGATTTCAAATTGAGCTGCTGACGATTCAGCGAACTGAACATACATGCTGTTTGTAGCTAATTTGCTACCAAACTCAGATGTTGCTGTTGCATTGTCTTCGTAACCAACTAATTGATCAACATTGCCAGCGCCAACAGTTTGTACTGTCCAACTTTGTGTTGTGCTGTTGTACTTCTTCAACTTTAAGTTAAAGCCTGCATTAGGACTTGTAGTTTTAAACCATACATCGCCAGCCGCTGGCGTTGGAACTTGGTAGTGAGGAGCAACTGTTACAGTGCCAGCAAGTGCAGCAGATGTAACTGCAACCCAGCTACCAGCAACTTTCTTGTAAAATGTTTTTAATGTAGTAGATGCATCTAGTGCATAATCACCATTGGCGCCGGCGCCAACAGTTGGAACACCGCTTGTTACCAAAACATTTTGTGCAACCCATGCACTACCGTTGCCTTCAAATAGTCCCCATGCGGAATCATCTGTATCTAACCAATATTGACCGTTAGTTGGAGGACCAACTGGGGCAGTGGCTTGTGGCTCTAGCTCTTCCATCTTCAAGTCTGCACGTACTAAAATAGCACGGTTAGCAATACCCAGGTAGTAATAAGCGGCAAGCAAGCCGTATTCGTTTAATTCGTGACCGTGTACAGGTGTACCGTCAACAATAGTGAAACTTGGTTCACCGTACAATTGTACCAACTCGCGTTGGCTTGTAATAATAAGTGGTTTCTTTGCAAATGGTGCTGTAGTGTATTGTGCAGTTGAACCGTCTGGTGATTTCTTATCAGAACGAGTTGCTAAAACAATAACAGGTACAGTACCGTTGCCTGCAGATGCGTATGCACTTTCGTCAATGATCGAAACGCTTACGCCTGGGGAACTTAGCTGAGCCATATAAATATCTCCGTATTCTTAAGGGTTTCTTGCCCTTACTCGAAGATATTTAGCTTGCAGTGCTTAAAGTGGACCTATTTAGCGGAATAACTACTTTTTGTGTTTCACTGGACAACGTTTGCAATCTGTGCATACAACTCGTCAACTGTGCCATTGTTGTTTATGATAGCATCAAAGTCTGTCCCAACCCATGCTGTTTCGCTAGCATGGATGCCAAGATGCTTTAGTTTTTCCGAGGCAACTGCATCACCATTGTTTGCTTTGCCTGCCATAATATGCCAGCTTGGCAACTCGCCACGCTGTACCCAAATTACTTGACCACCTGCTTGTTTAATAGAGTTGATTTCGTTTGGGAAACGGCAATCTGAAATAACAATGTTATCTTGTGTATTACGAAGTCGAGCTTCTAAGCTAGCAATCCAAATGTCGTCATGGAAGCCTCGTCGACATACCTCAGTGCCCCAGAGTTGCAGTGCTAAACGCGGAGTCAGATCAGGCATATTCAATCGTATGGCCCACCATGGATCAACTTGCTCTCGCCACTCTCTGGCTTGTTTGGTACGACCTTCTAGTAATTCTCTGTCCCAATTGAATACTGCACCAACTGCATCTTTGAGAGTAGCGGCAAATGAGTCTCTGCGGAACTCATGAAAGTTTACAAGATAATCTGCGGCAGTGTCTTTGCCAGAACCAATAAAGCCGCAGATGCCAATAATTTTTTTAGTCATGTGCTATGATAACATAACATCACAAACAAATCAAGTTTAATTTAGCCGTTCCATACAGCAAATAAACCGCCACTAGTACTATAACCGCCGTAAACTTTGCTTAGATTTGTGTCCACATATGCTTGCAGTTCTTGCTTGGTTGTATTTGGTTTTACATCAAAGGCAAAGTAATGTGTACCAGATTTATTTTGACCTATGTGTTCTCCGCCTAGCTTGCCCATGATAGTGTCTATCCTCTTTTCGGCTG